GATTGCCGATAACGAAGAAACAAATGAAACACCAAGTGTTGCTCTTGATCCAGACCCAACATCAAGTATTGATACCAGTGCTAAAGCTATAGACTTTAATGTGTTTCAAGACTTTATAGCTAAGAGTTATAGAAGTGGTAAGAAAACAAATAATCCTGGTGTTACTGAAAACGAACGACCTGCAAACAAAACACAAGAACAGATAGAGAAGACAGACGAAAGACTAGCCAATGAACATACACCAGAAGCACAAGAAGCTGACGAGATAGATGATGCAGGTGACAATGAGGCCGAATACAAAACAAATCCAAAAGCGGAGGCAGATAATCGAACATTATTTCAAAGGGCTTCAAACTTTTTAACTGGAGCTAAAACATCTATCGGTCGTTTGGTTGGCAACTGGTTTGCTGATCTAAGACATCTAGCTTCAAAAGATAAAGCACTTGCAAAAGTTTTAAATGTAATTGTTAAACGATCAGAATTTAGAGGCAGAATATACGAAGAGTTAATGGCAATAATGAAGCCGTGGGCAAACTTAACAGAGGAACAAGCTGAACGTGTAACTAAGGTTGCAATCTTTGCTCGAAACGAAGCTTCCGTAAATGGTAACAGAAAAGTATTAACACCAGTAGACGGAGAGATTACTGTAACTGAGGATGAGTTTAGATTTGGTACACAAGTTGATGAGAATGGTGATAAAAAATTTAAGTTTGGTGTATCTCGTATGTTTGACCCAGAGACCATCACTCTTACTGGTGCAGAGATAGAAGCATATAATGCTTTACTTGAGATGGGTAATTATGAAAGACAATTAATTATTGAACAAACTATAGATCAATTAAAAAGTAATAAAGTTACAAGTTCTACGGTGACACAGTATTTAAAGAACATTGACTTTACCACAAACTATGCCAGAGATACACAAGCCTTGTTAAAACTAATAGGTCAACTAGAAACAGCAAGTGAAAGTTTAAAAGGTATTGATAGAGACGGTTCTCAATCAATTAAAAATGCTATCAGTCGTATTGAAAAAATAGGTAAACAAATGAATACCGTTTACTTTCCAATGAGTCGATCAGGTGATAAGTATGTTGCCGTTACAAAGAATGTTTTGAAAGATGGAAAGATTAAAAAAGAAGTTGTGTTGTGGAAAGCTTATGACACAAACAAAGGTATTAATGTTGCTGAGATGAATAAAGCTAAAAGTATGGCTTCACAACTGCTTGATAAATTTTCTAAAGATGAAGTTGTAAGAGATCCAAATACTAATGAAATATATAAAGATGAAAAAGGTAAAACTGTAAAAAAATATATACACTCTGGTGTTCAAGATAATACATATAATAATATAGCTAAAAGAGTCGGTCCAGATTTTATTGAAAGTCTTGATGCGTTTTTACAACTATCCCCAACAGATACAGATGCCGTAAACCCAGATGTAAATTTTTATGAAAGTTTAAAAGACAAAGCTCAAGCATTAAAAGCTACCAAAGGTATACCTACATTTTTAAGAGAGTCACGAATGATTGCTGGGTTTGATCCTAAAGATGGTCTTGATGCTATAGGTAAACATATTAACTCTTTTGCTACTTGGGATGCTGGTTTTGTTTTTGACGATAGAATAAGAACAGCTTTTCGTGATGCTAAAAAAGTTCCTAATTCACCAGCAGCAGAGTATTCAGAAAAACTAGAACAGTATTTAGATAATGATCCACACGAGTTTCAAAATTTAAGACAAATTGGTTTCTTATATTTCTTAACAGATATTAGTGCTTCAGCTATGAACATGTTTCAAGGTATACCTGCTATGGTATACAACGGTATATATGCGGGGCAGTTTAAAGCAGCTAAGAAACAAGCATCAGTCACTAAAGAATTATTTGCCAAAGGTATTACACCAACAACAACCTCAGATAATCAGTTTGATTTAGAAAAACTATCAAAGGCATTTGGACAACGAATACCACTGTTTAGAGATCCTAATAATTTATTAAGTTCTGTCATAAATCCAAGTCGTGCTAATGAATATTTAGGTAAACAAACTACAGATTTTATAAAAGGCGAAAAGCTAATTAACAAGGCTGGTATACCCAGAGGTAAGGCTAAACTTGAAAAGTTTGTAAGAACACTTGGTTTGATGTTTACAACAACAGAGGTAGCAAACAGATTAGCTTCGTATATCTCATCATATGAATTAACTGCTGACCGTAACACACTTCGTAAGGCTATCAACTATGCTCTACAAGATGAAGTATTTAAAGTTAGGCTACAAGATGATTTAAAACTAGATCCAAACACAATATTACAAAACATAGATAATCTAACAACAGAACAAAACGAAGGTGTTAGAGATTTAATTGCACGTAATGCTGTTGAAGAAACACAGTTCCTTTATGGTAAAGAAACTAAGCCAAGAATCAGTAGAGGATGGGGCGCTTTAGCATTTCAGTTTAGTGAATATCCAACAATGATGTTAGCTTTAATGAAACGATTAGCATATGATAAAGGACCAGAAGGTAGAAAAGCTTTTTTGGTTTACATGTTAGCCCTTATGATGACATCAGGTTTAATGGGTCTACCTTTTGTAGAAGACTTAACAGAATTAACTGAGGGTTTATTAAAAACTGCGGGTTATAAAAATGCAAATGCCACGAAGCTATGGTATGACATTACTGGAGATATTATGCATCCAAAGTTTGCCGAAGCAATTTATAGAGGTGGCTTTAGATTTGCAGGTGGTGTTGATATTGGTAGAAGAGTTGGTCTTGGTTCACACCCCGTTAGTGGTGGTCTAATAGATTTCTTATTTAGTGATAAAGGTTTTTCAAAAGCAAGTGTGCCTTTGTTTAGTGTATTAAGTAAACCAAGTGTTGCTTATGATTATTTACAAACAGATGATGTTGGATTAGCCGTAGCTGAGCTTATGCCTAAACCGTTTGCAAATATTATTAAGTCAGTGCATTTAAAAGCTGATGGATATAAAACAAGATTTGGTGATAAAGTTATTGTTCCTAAAGATGTATCTTCTTTTGATGCAATTATGCAAAGTTTAGGTTTTACACCAGCAGATGTTGCTAGAGAAAGAGAAGCTATGTATTTAACAAAGACAGAACGAAATGCTTCGGCGCATATCAGTAGAAGATTTTATAGAAGACTACAAAAATACCAAGGACAATTACACAGAGCCATCCAAGCCAAAGATCAACAAGCTATTCAAAGCGCACGAGATGATATAAGAGAAATGTACGAAGATATTACCGAACATAATAAGAAGATGCTTAGTGATGGTAAAATTAATATGACTATTAAGCTTAATGCCGACACAATTGCTGATAATTTTTACAACGAAATAGCTGGAGGTAATAGAACATTATCTAACCTTCCGTCTGATGATAGATATATGGCTAGAGAAAGACTTAAAAAACTACCACGAGGTATTGACTAACCATGACTAAGGTATATATTTAACTATATGAAAGACGTCCACGTGGCGATTGGTTGGGACTCAAGAGAAATAGATGCATACGATGTATGTGCACACTCAGTTGTCAGACGATCGTCAATACCTGTGGCTGTCACTCCACTCATGCATAATAATTTACGATTCTTTAAATTGTTTGATCGTGAATGGCGCATTGATAAGAACGGACAACACTGGGACGTTAAAGACAACGCACCTTTTTCTACGGAGTTCAGTCATACTCGGTTTCTTATTCCAGAACTAGCGAGAAGAAACAAAGTAAAAGGGTGGGTAATCTTTTGTGATTGCGACTTTTTATGGCTTGATGATATAAAAAATTTACTTGATGAACTAGATGATGACTATCCAGTAATGACAGTTAAATTTAATTATCACCCAGAAGAAGATACTAAGATGGATAATAAGATACAGACGAAGTACAACTGTAAGTTGTGGTCTTCGCTTATGGCTTTTAATATGAACCATAAAGCTAACAAAGAATTATCTTGTTATGATGTCAACGATATGAAAGGTCTTGACCTTCATCAATTCGCATGGCTCTCACGAGGGCCTGCTAGTGTAGGAGAACTCAACCCAAAATGGAATTATGTTCCTGGTATAATGGGAGAACATACCCCGCTTACACCATCAGCTGTTCACTTTTCTTTAGGTGGTCCGTGGATGAGTGGCTATGACGACTGTGAGTATGCAGACAAATGGTTTGCTGAAAAAGCTCACATGGATTACCAACATGGATCAACATTGAAGGATATGAAATGCCTACATTTTCACTTGTAACGTCGTTTCGCGGCGACCATTGGAATGTCTATGCAAAAGAATGTATAGACAGTTTCGTAAAATACTGGCCTAAAGAAACTAAATTATATGTATATTATAATGACTGGCCTGAACGTGGTCTACAGAACTATGACCCTAATAGAGTCGAGTTCATTGACCTTATGAATCAATCAGAAGAACTCTGTCAGTTCTTTGCTAAACATAAAGATAAGAAAGATGACCCTAACTGGAGAACCGATGTAAAGAGGTGGGCCTATAAAGTATACACTGAGTATGACTTCTTTGTTAAGAATGCACCTAAGTGTGATGTCGGTATATGGCTTGATGCTGATACCGTTACGTACAAAAAGGTAACTATGGATGATATCCAAAAGTGGATCCCAGAAGATGTCGATATATCTGTACTCGGTCGAACGGCTGTCAACTATATCGAGGCGGGGTTCTTAGCTTTACGTATGTCTGATCTCAACAAGGCTTTGTTTGCTGATATGTTTGGAGTGTGGAACACGGGTGAAGTGTATAACTATCGTGAGTGGCATGATGCTTTTGTATTGACACGTATAATTAATTTACATCAAGCGCATGGTCTCAAGGTACATAACCTTTCACCACACTGTGCCGATCTAAATGCATTTGAGGCCTCACCGTTAGTCCGACACATGTATCACAACAAAGGTATGTTGAAGTTCAAACAACAACAAGCTAGTCAAGAACCGCCAAATACTAAAGTACAAGCGCAGAAGGAAGAAGGCTCAACTAAGAAACCAATTGTAGTTACACCACAAGATTGTATGCCGATAGAAGATATCCGTATGAATATCATAACTAATTCTAAAAGAGTTGACTCTAAACTAGAACGATGTAAATGGAACAACGAAGAAGTTATCATTGCATCAGCTGGTCCATCTCTTATGAAAGACCTTGACAAAATAAAAGAGATGCAAGCTAAAGGTATAAAAGTTGTGTGTGTTAAACATAGTCACAATACACTAATAGATAATGGTGTAATACCGTGGGCTTGTACAATACTTGATCCAAGACCATTCAACGAAAAATCTACACACGGTTATGTACGTAAAGATTTACTAGCTAAACCACATAAAGATGTAATGTATTGGGTAGCAACCATGTCTAATCCAGAAGTAGTTACACATCTATTAGAACATAAATGTAAAATTGTAGCTTGGGATGCCTACTGTAATGCAATTGAAGGTTGGGATTATTTTAAGAACAAAACATTAATTACTGGTGGCACTTGCGCAGGTATGAGAACTATTGGTATGCTACATACATTGGGTTTTAGATCCGTACACTTGTTCGGATTTGATTCATCAATTGAGGGCGAGCCAAAAAATAAGGATGAGTTAGCCGAGGATGGGAGAAAGAAATGGCTAAAGGTATCTGTTGGCGAAGAGAACGAACCACACTGGACAACAGGTGAGTTACTAGCTCAAGCCCAAGACTTTGAAAAACTTATGCAAAGAGAAGAAGTCGATATAGATATCCACGTGCACGGTGACGGTCTTGTCAAAGCACTGTGGGAAGATGGTCTTAAAGATAAAAATAAACAATTAAGTTACAAGGAGTTATTCGATGACATCCCGTAAAGTAGTCGGTGTATTTTTAAACTCGGCTGTACATCAACCACATGTAAATACATTAACAGCCATGACTCATGGTATTAGAGAAACAACAGACGACCTAGTATTCTTATCTAACTCAACAGAATATATGGAGTGTGACGTAGCTATTATATTTGGATCTTGGAAAGATAGAGGTACGTCTCATCATCTATTAAAGAATAGTGTTGTTAACAGACACAAAGGTGACCTACTTGTTATTGAGACACCACTACTAGGTAGAACAATAACAGAAGATCATAAGTATTATCGTGTTGGTAAGGGACACTACATGAATACGTTAGGCACCTTCAACAATAAAGATTCTGAAAAAGATAGATGGGGTATAATTAAAACAGACCTTGATCTTGGGATTAAGGACTGGAGAAAAGATGGAGACTATATACTATTCTTGATGCAGCTACCAGGTGATGCAGCTACGGCTAACGTAGATATATTACAATGGTTACGAGAAGAAATAATTAAATGTAAAAAGGTATCGAAGAGACCTATAAGAGTACGGATGCATCCTCTTATATCGTCTTACGATCTGTCTAAATTTGAGGAGTTTGTAGATGGACAAGAAAATGTTACTATGGTTTATGGAAATAAAGACCCAATTTATAAAGACTTGCAAGGCGCTTGGGCAACTGTTGGATACTCGTCGGGAGGTACTGTGGATAGTCTGCTTGCTGGTGTCCCTGTTATTACACCTAGCAATCTTAACTTTGCTTATCCAATCAGCTCCCACGATATTAGTTGTGTAGAGAATCCAAAGATGGAAGATAGACAACAACTGTTTAACGACTTAGCTTACACACAGTGGACTGTAACAGAAATGGCTCATGGTCTACCATATAAACATTTATTGGAAAGCAAATGACAACATACATAATTATAAACGTAATAATATTTCTATTGTTTTAGATGACAGATAAAAAGAAACCTGAAGACGTGGTTGTTAATTTATTTAAAGACACTAACGAACATATCATGACTGCTGACATGGCTAGACAGTTTCCACCAGATCATTTTAATAAATTAGTTATGAATCAAATAGATGTTATTAAAGAAGATGCTAGTAAGCATGAAGCCACTGGTGTCATGACTGTTTTGTTTGATGATAAAGGACCCTTAGTAGATTACTTTGCAGGTAGTATTAACTTACATATGGCCTACGTTTTGATGGACCAACTAAAAGATGTTATACTAGAGAAAATTGAAGAAGGATCTAAGTAATGTTAACAGCACTCATCGGTCCAGTTACTGGGCTACTTGATAAATTCATAGAAGACAAAGACCAAAAAGCACGTCTAGCTCACGACATAGCTACCATGTCACAGAAGCATGCGAATGCTTTAGCAAAAGAACAAGCCAAAGCTAACACCGAGGCAGCTAAACATCCAAGCATGTTTGTAGCAGGAGCACGACCAGCAATCATGTGGGTCTGCGCAATAGGTTTATTTGTAAACTTCTTTATACTACCACTAATGACTTGGTTCACAGCCTTGTTTGCACCAGAAATTAGTATGCCAAACTTTATAGATACTGGTGAACTTATTTCTTTAACGATAGCCTTACTCGGAATGGGAGGCTTACGTTCTTTTGAAAAATCAAAAGGGGTTGCAAGAGAGAACATGAAGAAGTAAAATATAATAATAATCAGTGGGCTGCGGTCGTTAAGGCAACCAGCACTGTTTGTTAACCTTTAACAAATGGAGTTGATTATGTGGTCTAAACCATCAATCACGGTTGTATCTATTGGTCTTGAAATCAATAGCTATGCTTGTGCCGAAAAATAAGGGAAGGGGCGAATCAGCCCCACCCATTACAATTCTTCACAGACCTCCTAAAGGTAGTAGATTTCCAAATAGTAATAAAAGAAACTTGTTAGGGTATAGATGTCCGATAATTTGTTTGGGCAAAAAAAATCCCTAGAGGTTTACATTACCCACCCCTAGGGATTATTGACGACGTTGGTGTTCACTTCTAAATATATATTATTTAGTAGCTTGGTCAAGTAAATTTCTAACAATATCTGAAGAAGATTTAGTCTTAGTCCCACCAATATTAAATAGCATCGGTATGTTATGTTTAAGACAATATGTCATCTCTGGTGTAGATGTAGGTATACGATCGCCACCGTTAGCAAAAGCAAAATCCATATCGTTCTTAACAAACTCTTTTAAATTATTTACTACAGTATCGTCATCATCTTTTGCTTTGATAACTTTGTCTATATATTTGTTTGAACTTACTACAAGCTCACGTTCGTCGTAGCTTAATAAGTTATAACCTTTCTTTTTTTGTAGCCATTCGTCTGTATTAACGATTGCCCACACAGTTCCGAACTCATAAGCTTGTTTGAACATATTTATATGCCCAGAATGTAGAGGATCAAACCCTCCACTCACTACTATAATCATGATGTATCCTTATTATATCGTTTTCATCTAGTTTTTCACCCTCCCAAACCTCGAATATCGTTATATGGCCCTTAGAAGCTCGTACACAATGAACAGTATTTTTTGGGATATAAACTCTATGGCCAGGTAGAAACGTCCACCAGTGCTCATCTATGAGGGCCGTTACTTCGCCTTCAAGTATTTTCCAGTGCTCATTTCTATATTTATGATATTGAACAGACATTGCCTTACCTGGATACACATGTAATATCTTTACAACCATTTTTGGTGTAGATTTTAGCACACGATATGTTCCCCATGGTCGTACTACTAAATCTTTCATACAATAGAAGCCATAAAAATACATATCCACTGTATAGCTAATACATATAATGAAAATTTAAGAAGTCCCCACAAGAATTTATCCATTATCTAAACGGTGGCCCCATGAACCAACACACTAAACTGTGTCGTGTTCCTTCTGTTACTGCTTTTATTCTGTGTAAATAAAAAGATGGGAAGATAATCATATCACCTTTATCTTTGAATCCTTCAATCGGTTCTATCTTACCGTCCATATTTTTAATTTGTAAGATACCACCTTTGTAATCCTCGAAGTTAGATAACTGTACAATCATAGATAACTTTCGCACTAGTCCTGGGTATGGTCCATCCATCTCTGGTGGGTATATATCTCTGTGCCATTGGTAGTGTTGTCCTTTTGTATACTCAGTAAACTGAGGGCACTGTAAGTTAGTCACATCGAAACCATAATCTTGTTTGTTTACTTGCGATGCAACTTCACATAACTTAGGAACAATCCAATGCTCAAGAGGATACCATCTAACTTTAGAGTTTCTGTCTTTCTTTAAGTCCGCCTCTTTTTTCCACATGACACCAGCCAACTGTTCCGAATAATCTGGTGATTCTTTTACCATCTCATCACATAACTTTATCGGAACAGCTTTCGGTATAGTTATAAATGTTTTATACATCTACAACCTCACATGACCCAGCACTGCATGCAAGAGTTTGGGAGGACTTGGTGTGATCCTCTTGTTCATACAGTGCTAGTTCATTCCAGTTAATTTTATTTGGTTGGTTCTTTTTTAACTTGTGATATTTTATTTCATCTATATCTTCATACGGTGCTTGTTGATACACATGTCCGAAGTTAGGTAAGAAAGATATACCACTAAGATCATCGAAGTTTTTCCAACACCAATCAGCCACACCAAGCCACTCATCTTCGTTAACTGATATAGTTACACTTGGTTTGTGCTCGCACCAATGTTTAGCATAAGCTAACCAATGGTCTAATTGTTCTATAGCCGTACGTTTATTACGAGTTATACAACCACTTGGTGCTTTCTCTACAAATGAAAAGACAGATGTAGAATCTGGTTTCATAACACAGTCTTCTATTGGTATGTTCTGAGATTGTAAGAATTGTGTTAGTGGATCTTTCTTGTCTCCTCTAACTCTACGAATGTAATAATCATTGTGCCTTGCATGTATACCAGATGCAGCATTAACTAATTGTGATACTGTACCTGATGGTTTAACACAAGTAATAGCCGTAGCTTGGTTGATACCAAATCGTTTAGACCATATCTTATTAACAGCTACTGCCTTATCTTTTAACTTCACAAGCAACTCTGTTAGTACAGCTTTGTTATAAATATCTCCAGATAATATTTTATGATCCATGATACCAGTTAAAGATACTCCGAGTAATCTTTCTTTCTCTGTTGCATCTTTCCATTGTCTTCGTAGATATTTAAAGTTTGTTAAGGTAGCTTGCATAGTACCAAGTATAGTAGCCGCTTCAACCTTATCTAGTAAGTCTTCTTCTTTATCGCCCTCACGTACCACTACTTCGGATAAGTTACAAAATTGGAAAGGTTGTAAAATTATTTCCGAACACGGATTAGTTCCGAACTCAAAGTCAGCGTCTCTTCTTTTATTACGTGATGCAACTTTCTTTGAGGCTTGTCTGTTAAAGATACCGCGTTCACCACTACCAGATTTATATAGCGCTAACCATTCTTCCATAAAAGTTCCGATGTTATCTGGCTTGGTTTCGTATACGGCAGAGTTATTTGATAGCGCACGTTGTGCCTCAACTCTATACCACTCACCAGACTTTGCATCTCTCATGTCTCTATCATCAAGGTCTGATAAACTAATCATAGCCGAACGTCTTACTCCTCCGACAACAACAATCTCCCCTACTTTACAGACAAGATCATGACACTCAAGTGGTGTTAGTTGTCTGCCTTTCGCTTTAGTAAAGGTTTCGATGGCGAAGTTAAAGAGGTCGACGAGAGGTGCAGGTCCAGAAGCTCGGCCGCCGAAAGTGTTAAGTCTTGCTCCTGATGGTCGCACGTTAGATACATCCCACCTTGGGATTTGCCCGGCATACAGTAGTGTAATGATTTCCCTAAATGCTTTTGCCCAACCAAGCTTGGAGTCTCTGACCATAATAACAGTCTCTGTATTGTGAAACTCATCAGCAACACTAGGCAAATTTCTGGTATATTTTTTCTCAACACTAAAGCCAACTCCCGTCCCGCACATAAGTACATATAATATTTCATCAAAAGCTTTTGGGTGATCTACTGGAACATAAGAACAATTATACCCAGCTATGTTTTCTTTTTCCAAGGCTGGGCCCGCAGTCATCAGTGCCCTCATTGAAGGCATGACATCTAACTTCATGACTTTATTAGATAAATAGTCCATAGTTTTTTTATCTAAATCATAGTCACAATTCTTTTTTAGTTGTTGTTTAAAGAAATCAAAGTACCGACTTACAGTTTCGTGCCATTCCTCTCTTCTCTTTTCTTCTGGTAACCATCTAGCATATCTAGATTTGTGTATAAATTGTTGGTAAACAGTTGGTAATGTCGTCATGATCTCCCTTTCATTTTAATTATGTTTCTAATATGTGTTAATGTCATTACCACATTCAGTACCATCATAAAGTATAGACCCTCTTGGATCGTCCATGCCCACCAAAAAACTTGGGAGCATATACCAAACAACGGTGCTTTCAGTGATCCGTTTCCGTACAAGTACACTGACACACATGCACTGAGTGAGCAGATTATTTCAAGTATCGGAAGTTCTGATACTATCATTCTTTTTCTAGCAATTCAATATATCTATTTAAATACCATCGAGCTTTCTGTAAATCCTCTAGTCTTTTGCCTTTGTAATTACATCTCCAAGAGTATTTCATTACTTGTCCACGTAGGTATCCTCTGTATTCTTCAGGTGTAAGTGCAGCTTCGATAGCTTCTATACATTCAATACCTTTATCATTGTACTTGTAATGTGGTGGGTGATTAACTAAATCATCTTTCATTTTTTGTCCTCTCCATGTGTCATGTTTAGTAGTACATTTAATCTCTTCCTTTGGAAGTCTGTGTTATTAGGTTCATGAATGAGCTTACGAGCAAAAGACCGCACTTGACTATAATGCAAACCAGCAAGATCACAAACATCGACGAACCAAGAAGCAGTAACCCCAACAGATTTGCTAAACCAACGAACAGCTTCTTCCCTAATCTGTATAGCTTCTTTAGTGGTGTTATTATCATCGTTACTAGCATCAAGTAAAGCTTGGTATATAACGGCTCTGAATAATGCTCTTTCATTCTCTCCCTCTTTATTTCCCTCGGTGGTCGTATCGAGTATAGGGTCTAAAACTATTCGGGTTTGACTTTGGTTTAACAAAGATTTCTGTTGTGTTGATTTCTTTTGGTCGTTCATCTATCCAGTCCACTGGTACAAATCTATCTGCCCATATAAAATTATTATTAGTTAGCCAATCACCATAAGTTGTTTTACTAGTTTTGTAAAGTTTATTTCTAGAATTTTGTAATACAAATCTAATATCTAAGTCTGGCCTTTGCTTTTTAATATACAAATGCTTGGCTCTATCTTCTCTTGTTAACTGTCCTTTGAGTTCTATTATAATACCGTTTGTTAGTATAATGTCTGGGGTGTATGTCTTCCTAATCTCTGGAACTACATAAGGTATGACAAGTGTTTCATATTCAAATTTAACTTTATCTTCATCAAGCTTAGCGCAAACAGTAGCTTCAAAGATGGATCTATAAAATCCTTTTTCTTTTCTTAATATACTCATGGTATATCTTCTGATACATTGGGTTCGCTAACCACTTTGGTTAACCATCGTGGCCCTTTACTGTAGATAAACTTTCGTAATCCTTGTCCATCATTAGCATCAGACCAACAGTCAACTTTATATGCGCAGTAAGAACAACCGATACTTAACTTCATGTTACCTGATACTCCGTCTGGTTCTTCGTCGTAACATCTTGGTGGTGGTTTGTTCTTATCCTTTAATACTTTTCGTAAGTGTTTAATTCTTTCTCGTGCATTAGGTATATCTGATTTATGTGGGCGACATAATGCAAGTGCTCCACTTTGTTTATCAATAGCAAGAAATCCTACCTCATCATTCTTATTTGCTTGTGAGTATGCAGCAATCTGATGAAGATATCCAAAGGCATCTGTCTCTGGAGTGAGATCATTCTCTCTAAACTTTCTGAATCCAAACTGTGATGCCGACTTAACATCAATAACAACTCCATCTATTACTGCATCTTGATGGCCAACAACTCCATCAAGGTCTAATGTTTTCTGTTCATCTGTGACAGAATGTCCTGCCGTTTTAGCTAGTAATAATAGAAGTGCTTCTAACATATGCCCATATAAAAACTTTATTCGAACATGAGATGGCATATGCTCTCTTAGTTCTGGTTTGTATAACTCATACCATAATTGTCTATCTGGTTTGCCGAGGCTCGACATACGAATACCTCGGCTACCAGATTGTTTCTCTGTTAGATAAGTAAGAACAGCATCTTTCATACTCTCTGCAAATTCATTTAAATTATTTGTTGTGGGTTGATTAGTGTTGCCCTCGTCAAACAATTTGTAAATATCTTTTACAAGAGTATCTATGCTCTTCTTATCTGACATTAGAATGGAAGTGTGTCGTCTTCCAATCCATCTTTCTTAGATGCGCCGTTAGTTGGAGCCTGGTATCCAGACTCTTCACCGAACTCATCTAAGTTTTCAGAAGGACTGTACTCAACTAGTTTAGTTACTTGTACAGCTTTTAAAGATGAGCCAACACCTTGGTTACCACCGACGTTGTAATCGTATGTATCAAAAGCCACATTAACTTTTGAACCATTACCAATTAAAACATCAGGACTAACTGGTGTCTTCTTAGAATCTACAACACGAGGTGCAGAGTTCTTTGTACCATCTTTACGAGTGTACTTTCTTTTGATAGTAACGAAATCATTTCTCTCGTCACCCTTGTTTTTAATACGAGGACCAAGACCCAAGTCTTGTAATTGTTTCTTAGTCTTTGCATCCACTGTTACATCAATGGAAAAAATACCTTGTTCATTATACTGATCAAAGTGTGGTTGGTGGACTTTCGCCCAATAAGCAGTGCCTGAAATTACTGGCATATTTATCTCCTTAAATTAAAAGTTTATAAAAGTTATTAAAATTAGTGTCTCAATAAAGAAACACCTCGACAGTATACCATACTATCAATGGTGTCAACAGTTAGTGGGTTTCTTTCCAAGTCGTGCCGATTGAATACTCACTATCTAGTGGACATCGTAGGTCAAATTGTTTCTCTACACGTTTCATTGCCTCCTTTGTAATGTTACCAAAATCTACAGCTTGTTCCTTACGGACTTCAAACTGCACCTCATCATGGACGTTAGCCACTGGCTTAGCATCCAAGTTCTGCTTGTCGACCTCATCAATTATATTGAGTAGCCATTGCTTACATATAATAGCACCCGCCCCTTGAATAAGTGTATTCAAACTAGAGTGAATGGATCGTGCAAGTAGAATCCTTTTATCAAGCGCAACCAATTGGTACTCACCATACTTGCGCTTACGTTGTTGTAATAAATTAACTAAGTTACTTGTTAAAGTTTTCATACCTTTAACTTTATTTATAAATCTCTTACGACTACCTAATCCAGCAACCGTATCACCACCTACTATCTGACCTAGCTTTGCATCTCCAGCTCCATAGATAAATGCATAGACCCAAGTCTTTGCCGTTGGTCTATCTTTTAATCCGATAATCTTTTGATTGTATGTATGTATATCACCATCAACTACTTGCTCCGTGAACTTTGGGTTCTGTAAGTAATGCGCAAAGCATCGTAGTTCTAAACCACTAGCATCCGAACCGACTAAACAATACTTATTTGGATCTTGTATAGTCCATAATGAACGACACTCTTTACCGTATGGTGAGTAACTTGCTGGAACTTGTGCCATATTAGGGCCATAGTGACTCATACGAGATGTCACACAACCCAGTGTTATGACTCTGCCGTGCACTCGGTTATCACCTTTAACATTCTTCAACCACGATTGTATTTGTGATACACGTTTCTCATACAATAGATACTCTGCAATCATCTTAGCCTCTGGATAATCTAACTCCTTTAAAACTTTCTCATCTATAACTGGTAGTCCAGTTGGTGTGGTTTTACTTGGTACCCAATCATATTTCTTTTGTAATCGTTCTGCCACTTGCTTACGAGAACTAGGGTTAAACTCATCGACGTGATCCTTGAGTGGTTTACCAGTGGTCTTATGAAATCGTGGTGTATATATTGTAGGGAATATAGTTTTCAAATCTTTCTTTAAATCTTCTGACTTTGTTTTCAACTCTTCTAATAAATCATGTGCCTTATTTACATTTAAATAGAATCCATTCTTCTCTTGTTGATCTATAATTCTTCTGACTCTATGTTCCATACGTACACTCTCTACACTAAACCGTGTTATCTTAGGTGCTAGGTGTGCCATAAGTTTACGTGTGACATGTACATCTTGTTGACAATACTTCAGCATCTCTTCTGAATATTCCTCGAAGTCTTTAAACTCTAGCTTACCACCTCGTGTTAGTTTCTTACCCCAAGATTTTAAACTATGACCACCATCTATGTGTGCATTAATCATTTGAGATATAAGAAGTGTATCAATAATATTTTCCAAGGGAATTGTTATGCCTAATAATCTTTCTAGCACTGGGCCATCAAAGCTTACACCATTATGCATGATGTACTTACGATCTTGATTGTGAAACTCTTTGAACTCTTTACATCCTTGCTCTTGTATAAAGTCTCTCTGTTCTCCAGTTGCATAGTCTTGAATACATATACAATGTATCTTGGTAGCATCTAAACTATCCGTCTCTATATCTAGAACTACTGTGTCAAATTTTGAATCCATCATTCACCTCCTTGAAGTCATCGTTGTCTTTGGATTTTGGGTTAGATATTTCAGTTAAGCGACCACTATCTTTATGCCATTGTAACCAACAACATGGGCCAGTCTCTCCACTAAATCTGTTCTTCAGTATACGAACTGTAGTTTGGTTTCTCTTCTCCATGTCTTCTGCTTGTCCGTTTCTTTCTAATGAGAAACAAAAGTCAGAAAGTTGTGCAATACCATGTGAACCTCTGAGTTGTGACAGACTAACTATCGCACCTTCTTCGTGTCCACTATCTGAACTAGCTCGTCTACTTAAATGAGATACCAACATCAGATGTATGTTCTGTTCTTGAACTAAAGTTCTAAGCCTTGTCATGATACTATCGATTGCTCTTCTCTCATTGTCACCAGTCATAGCCGATACAATCATAGTCAAGTGATCGAGTATAATAAACTTACAATCTAATCCACTAGCTAGGTATTGTACTTTAGATATGATGTTATCGATATCAGTAGAACCAAAGTGATCCCACATTCTTACTTTGTTTGTACCAAGGGTAGCCTCCCATGCTGCACGTTTCTCTTCCATAGTTGATTCACAGAATGGTAGGTGCAGTGGTTTGTTGGCATGTACAGACATGATACCTTTGGTTGTTCGTTCAACAGATTCCTCTAAGAATAAACAACCAACTGAATGATTACTGTTCTTTATTATATGATAAGCTAGTTCTCTCATTACACTAGACTTACCTATACCTGACCCCGCAGTGTACGTACATAACTCACCGAGTCTCATACCATAAGTCATAGTATTCATACCCTCCCACGGATAAGGTATTGATTCAATTACCTTTTCATTAGCAATAAGATCCCATGTATTCTCACCAAGTATGATACCCTCTGGTGTATATGTTTGTGCAGCATAGTATCTATCTTTAAATTCTTTTTGTTTACCTTGCATAAGATAATCATTAGCATCTTTAAGATTAAGATTAACTATGTGTACTTTTTTTGGAGGGAATAGTTCGGCTACTCTTCTACTAGCCTCACGTCCTGGATCGTCATTATCAAAGCATAGGTATATCTTTTCAAAACTATTTAAAAATTCATACTGCTTTTTACAATCGGTGATAGCTCCAGCTGCACCAGTTCTAACACTAACAACTGGATAGGAGTTTGGTGCAAACATTTCGAACACAGATAAAGCATCTATCTCTCCCTCACATATTGTTATTGTTTTTAAATTGTTAGAACTAAATAGATGTTGACCAAACAATAAAGCTTTACCAGTCTTGCCCTCTACACTGAATGATTTATCGGCTACTCTTCTGACCTTAGTGGCGATATGATTACCCTCACTATCATAGTATGGGTAGTGGTGTTTATATACATTAGGTTTATCACTGTTAGTTGTAGTCACTCCGAAGAACTCACAAGTCTTTTGGCTTATCTTTCTTTCGGTAATAGGTTGACTAATACCTAGTGGTATAACTTGTGGCGCCGAGCCTTGAATTTTTGTGTCATCTCCGAGCAGTTCCTCAAGGCGGGTCTTGTCCTTGGGAGGCTCAGTGTAGGTGCGGCACGAGAAGCAGAATCGTGAGCCGTCAGCATATAAAGCATTGGCATCGGATGATCCACACTTATCACAAGTTGTGTGCCTTACGAATGGGTTAGGATTATTAGTTGTCATATGTCGTCTCCTTATTTTTGCGGGTCTTACCCTATAAATACATCCTCTAATTATTTTTGTCAAGGGGTTGCCAGATTTCGAAATCAATGATAGCCTATCCCCATATACAGAGGGGGACTATATATAGTCTAGTATTAGTCTAGTGTTAGTCTAATGCTAGTTCTATAGGGATCTAATAATAACTATAATTATCTCTTTATAACTATAGGTATCTATAGATAACTATAGGTATCTATATATAACTATAGGTAACTATAGATAACTATAGATAACTATATATAGTGGCCACACCCTTTGTTTCTACCTTTGAAGTTCTGTGTTCTCCCATGACAATTACGGCAGAGCACCATCGAGTTTGACAGACGGTTGTGATAGCGATTCCCATCGATATGATGGAACTCCATCGGCGCCTCTTCTGCCCCTACTTTACATTGGTGACAATACCATTGGTTAGTATCCTTGAGATAAGCAATGATCAGTCTCTTCTTACCAACAGACTTACCCATATGTTCATCTCGTTCTATTTTAGTATTGCGAATATATTTGCGATGCTTTTGTTGGCATACATTATCACAATACTTGTTCATTGTATTGTTCCGTTTTGGTTGTTCTTTGTTACAATAGTTGCAACGGAAAACACCTGGATCTTTCTTGATCCGTTTAACATACAACTTATTGTTAACAGTTGTTGCACAACTTATCGAACAATACACATTCCGTGAGGATGTGACCTCATTATCACACCCTACTCTTTTGCAGCTTGTCATTTGAAGTTGACCCTCACTACATTATCTGGTGCCTCAGTGTCACATGGACGATCGTCAGTGGTTACTTCGTTTAGTATCCTATCTCTCACAGATTGTTTAGGTGGATTCAATATCTCATACATTGCATAGTCAATTAACTTACCAATCTCTTGATCAGATAGATCATCTACATCTGTACCATCTCGCACTTGATCTATAACTTCTCTCATCATTTGTTTTAAAGTTTCTAGTTTCATTATTGTTTCTCCTTGTCAGTTCGTGGGTTAAATATGTCCTCAAAGATAGCTTCAACAACATCAACATATTCTTCTTGAGAATATCTTTTAATTGATACTGTTTGTACTATATCTTTGAAGTGTTTTATCTTAGCTAATGCATAGACTATTTCTACATCAGAAAGAATCTCGTCATCGTTTATATCTGATCCGTTACTTTTTACCATGGAAATACTCCCTCTTATCTTTGTATTGTTTATATGTATCACATTTTACTGCGACAACTTTGCCGTTAGACTTTTCGTACTGCTCATAGATTTGAGAGACGATAGGCTCACACTCATTGTATACTTTTGGTATAGTCTTCTCGTATAACCGAGAGTTAATCTCAATCCAAAAGGTTATGATCACTGGTTCAATCATGATTATTCCTTTGTCTTATAAGATGAAACTTCCAACCAATACACATATGCCCAGAGTTTATTCCATCTCGATTAATATTCAATCGTTTAAACTCTTGTTCAACGATCGGTTCTAGATTGTCACAGTTCTTTCGTTCCATAACAAACCTCTCCTCCACACCAGTTGGTGTAGAGAAAATTAGGTATAGGGCAAACAGTTCTTTAGTCATCATCACTCGCTTTCTTTCTTGCCTCCAATACTTTCTGATGTGCAGTTAATATTAAATGTGTAGCACTTGAATCCTCTGGCGCATGAAAGTAACATGCATCCATGAGGGTTGTCATAGCACCAACAAACAGATTCTGTCTGTTAACAATCTCAGCTTCTAGATTAGTGATTAACTTTACTGTCTCGTCTTGAGCATACTCTCGCTCTCGTAAATCATCATCATCGTTATCATCTGAGTAGTCAAAGCCGTCAACATCTTTTAACATTATGTCTCCTTTAAAATAATGGTTCGTATTCTCTACCTTGCAGTAGCATTTCTTCGTAGTAGTCGGCTTGTGTCTCATACCACATAGCCTTGTTGTCCTCACCTTTCACTCTAGACATTCGTGCTTGGTGACGACAGTCATTCATTGCTTGTTCGCAATGTATGAATCGTGGGTCAACACCAATAGACTTGCTCATGATCGTCCTCCTTTGTTACAGTTACTATTGATTTAAATAATTGATAGGCAATCTGTGGCACTATGGAATTACCAAGTGCCTTTATTCGATTGGCTCTATCTTTGTCCAATTCGTAGGATATCCCATGAGGAACTCCACGAACTGAGCATTCAGTTTGCCACCATGTACGTTGTCCTTGAGGGCTACTGATGGAACTGACTTGTCCCTCATCTTTTTCCATGTTGGTTTGAACCCTATATCCTTGTAGTCCTTCGCCTTTGGAGTCGGATACATCCCCTCGTGTTGTAGTTTGTTTACCACATCGTTCAGTTTCGCTCCGAACTTTGTTCCAGTTTTTAGCCTCGTCACTGACCACCCACTTTTGTTTTGCTTTACTGTGTTTGGTGGTGCTACTACGTCCATCTGACAACTCGCCGATGGAGTTGGATACATTGTGTCCAATGATCCAGACTCTTTTTCTTTGGTGCCAAGCACCGATGCTTGAAGCTGGAATAACAAGACATTGGACTTGGAAACCCTCTTTCTCCAAGTCATCTTGCACTTGTCTGAGTACCATGCCGTCTTGGATGCTAACAAGTCCGTCAACATTTTCTCCAATAAACCATTCTGGTTTTGTTTCGGCAACGACTCTAAGAGTTTCATCCCAGAGATATCTGTCGTCATCTTTGCCTTTTCTTTTTCCAGCTTGACTGAATGGTTGGCATGGGAATCCTCCACTGACAATTGTAACTCCATCTGTTTCATAATCTTCTCCTTTCACTGTTCTAATATCAGATATGATTGGTGTGTTACTCCAATGTTTACGTAATACTTTCTGACAGAATGGGTCTTTCTCTACAAAGGCTACAGTTGGTATGCCGTTTGCCTCTGCACCAAGAGAGAACCCACCGATGCCAGAAAATAAATCTAGTAGTTTATGTTTCATATGTCCTCCTTAATATAATATTTCATACTCCAAGCAAGTGATTCTATCTGCTCCCATATAAACTTAGGTTCACAATACTCAAAAAATTCCCAAGCATTCTCTGAAAGAAACTTATCAAGTTTTTTCTCAGACCATTGATCGTAGTCTATTGGTAAAGTCTTGCCTAGATAGTGACCACTTGCCCATCGCAAGTCTTGTTTAGTTACTTCGATAGTCATATCTTCACCTCCTCGTGACCCTCACCACTATCTGGACAGTAGAATAATGTTTCATCTACTACCTCAGAATCGTGTTGTTCTAAGTCCCAATCGATAGCGCCACTTCTCATTCGTTCTAACTCTTGTTGAGCATCTGCATCAGAGTGAGCCTCGAACCATCGTTCACTTATCACTGTCTCAGTTACAACGTAACGATACATTCTAAGTGGTGCCTTTTCTTTGAGAGCATCTCGTTCTTCAACACATTTCTTCAATCGCATTTGGAGATTGTGTACCTCTTGTTGCTTTTGGTTTAGTTGTTCAAGTGTAAAGTTTGTAGCTTTTGTCATACTGCCTCCTTTTTAAATTGATGAAGCTTAACATTTAGCTTGTCGTAATAAAGTATATCGTGACCACTGACAGACCAATTCTTCATATCCCATACAGAGCATAGACTCTCTAACGTACAGTCGTCAGTCTTGGCTTTGTCTAATGATGTGATTACAATTACAGACCTTGGATCAGAGTTGAATTGTAAACTCCAACTGACCCATTTAGTATCGTCATCTCTTGGTCTACCTAACATACGAACTAAGTTCTCGTATGGTTCTGTTAGTTTACCCAAGAAACTAGAACCCACCGATATGATGTGCATATCATTGTGAGTTACAACATTTAGTTTATCCCATTTTCTAATTGGCATAGTTGTCTCCTTATATTAATCCAAATAGTAGTGAATATAATGCCCAAAATATTAGGACAGTTGTGGATGTCCACCAAATAAGTATTTTAATAAACTCCATTATTTAACCTCCTGGTTTTTAAAGATATTACCTTTTCGTAGATAAATTTTATACTGACTATCGATGACGGCTAGTGTACGTTCGTACAACTCTTTGTCGTCCATCCTAGGGTGGCTCATTATTATTTTAGGTTTTCTCATCTTACGTCCCCCAATGTCCATGTTTCATGGCTTGATAGTCTAGATATTCTCTAACCATCTCTTCAACTTCCTCCTCAGTAACGAGGGATAGTCTTCTGTCTTTAAGAACATTATGCATGATCTCACTTAGACATTCACCATCAGTCTTAGGAATGGCTTTACCTATCTCGTTCAGTTCTTGTTCTCTGAACATATCTTTTTGTGCTTGTGACATATTGTCGTCTCCTTTTCGGTGTGGGTTATACCACCTAACTATCACCGAGTTATAGTTAGGCTAGTGGGATAGTGTAACAAAGGAAATTAAAAAATCACTACCCCACTAGACTAACTATAATATAATTAATCTAGCGAAAGTCAATCAGTCTTTCAGTTGGTCGATGTTCGAGTTGATAGATGAACAGTATCCCTCAATGTTTTTCACTTCGGAATCTATACCATCACAAGTCACATAGACATCATGAATCTCATCTCTGATCTCTGTCTGACCATCGTTGACCTTAGAGTATAATTCATTTACTCTGTCATCAATGTCTTGTAACTTCATTTCAATTCGACCGATAGCATCAAATATATCTGATACCTTATCGCCCAATGTTTCTAGTTCCATTATGCTACCTCCTTTTTGAACATTTGTTTAGCACTCTCAAGTGTAAACTTGTAAGTCTTACCATTGCTTTTCTTTTCCATTAGTATTGGATATCCTCTAGCTTTACGATTATATCCTACAAGTATCCACTCTGGATGTTCTTTGTTAAGGTCAAGTCCAAAGTAGTCTGCATTCTTTTCAAGTTCTACTCTCTCCTCACTCTTAGCACCCTTGATAGTTACTTCAAGTTTGAATGTAGCTTTAGAGTCATTGTAGCTACAGTTACCAATATCAA